GAGACAACGGCGTTTGACCATCTCAAGACACATGGCATTTTGGCACGGCCTACCGCGACAAACGAGTTCCGCACCCGGCGGGAGGCTCTGGCGATACCGATGGGCAGGCTCATAGATGGCAAGCCGGGGTTTATGATTGACCGCAAATGTGTGCGTTTACGCAAAGCCTTGGTCGGCGGCTATCACTTCAAGCGTGTTGCTATGGGTGCTGGACAGGAGCGCTTCCGGGATGTCCCGGACAAGAACGAGCATTCCCACGTTGGCGATGCGGCGGGTTACTGCCTGCTGGGCTCTGAGCATAAAATCATGACCAAAAACCCCAACCGTATGACCCGGCCTGTAAATGCAAAGGTTTTAGATTTCGATGTTTTCAATTGATGAGTTAAACAAAGTCATGCGGATGGATGTACCTCGCCACAAGGTTGTCCCGTTCCATCCGGCGCATTTGTTCATGTGCGAGCTCAACGAGTTTGACAAAAAAAACATCGAGCTTTTCAATGAGTATCGTGAATATTTGCAGACATATGCTGAGCACGGTCATGCCTTTACAGCGATTGGCGATGAGGATGTCTATGCAATGTTTGGCCTTTGGGAGCTGTGGCCGGGAGTTGCAGAAGCATGGCTTATACCCTCTGCAAAAATAGACCGCAAAACAATCGCTATGCACCGTGCTGCCTTACGTTTTTTTGAGCATGCAGCAAACAAAATGCAAATAAAAAGGCTACAGTTTACTGTTTGTACGCTAAATGTGCGGGCTGACCGATGGGCGCAGAGGTGTTACTTTGAGCGTGAAGGATTGTTGAGGCGTTATGGCCCCGACGGTTCTGACTACTGGATGTATTCAAGGATGTTCTAATGGGCGGTATTTTTTCAAGACCAAAGGCTCCCCCTCCTCCTGACCCATCGATTGATGAAAATCTGCGGCGGCAGGAAGAGAAAAACAAACGTGAGGAGGCCTCGACCCGGCGAAGGCTTGCAGCCAGAGGCGCTGCACGGCGTACCGGCGGCAGACGGATGTTGATGGCACCCGGCGTTTATGGTGCGCAAGCTCGAGGCCGTGATGTTGAATTAAGCAGTACGCTGGGCGCTGGACGTAATCCGCGAGGCTAACATGCGAACTTATAGGCGCAACCCGAAACATACGGAGGCTGATTATGTACGGAGCCAAAGGAGCCAAGAGCAAAATGTCCAAGAAGATGGACAGCAAAACAAACAAGATGCGAAAAGCAGCGATGAAGAAGTACGGGAAGAAGAAGACTAGCTAAATGGTCGCGAAACGATTTCAAAACCCTAAAGGGGGATTGAATGAGGCTGGCAGAAAGCATTTTAAGAAAACGGAGGGTTCGAACCTCAAGCGTCCTCTTAGCTCTGGCACAAGCCCTCGCCGCGTATCTTTTGCTGCACGTTTTGCTGGCATGAAAGGACCAATGAAGGATGAAAAGGGTCGGCCTACCAGAAAGGCTCTGGCTTTAAAAGCATGGGGCTTTGGGTCAGTAGAAGCTGCTAGAAATTTTGCTAACCGTCACAAGAAGGGTTGATATGGCTGAGCTCACCAAACGCCAAAAGGCAACGATGAAAAAACATAAAAAACATCATACACCGCGCCATATGCGGATGATGACCAACCTGATGAAGCAGGGAAAGTCATTCTCTCAGGCTCATGCTGAAACACAAAAGAAAGTTGGGGATTGATGGAGCTCTCTACTGAAGTTCTGAAAAAGCGATACAAGAAAGCTCAGACCCATAAAGAGCAGTGGCGAGCCATTTATGAGGAAGCGTATGAGTACGCCCTGCCTATGCGAAACCTCTATGACGGCTACTATGAGCAATCAACGCCGGGTCAGAATAAAATGAAGCGGGTGTTTGATAGCACTGCCATCCACTCAACAGCTCGTTTTGCCAACCGACTGCAATCATCTTTGTTTCCCCCACAACGGGCATGGTGCCGCCTGCAACCCGGCAATGAGATACCAAAAGAGCGCGAGATAGAAACCCAGCAAGTCCTAGACTTCTACTCTGAGCGCATGTTCTCAATCATGAACCAGTCAGGCTTTGACTTGGCTATGGGTGAGTTTCTGCTGGATTTAGCTGTGGGTACGGCTGTGATGTTGATACAGCCCGGAGATGAGCTGACCCCTATCAGATACACAGCTATTCCGTCTTACCATGTCACCTTTGATGAAGGGCCAAATGGCAACGTAGACACCGTTTATAGAAAATTCAGACGCCCGTTTCGTGTCATCGACAAGGAGTGGCCTGACGCTGAAATGCCTGAAGAGATGATAAGAAAATATCAGGAAGACCCGACCGAAATGGTCGAGCTGCTCGAGGCAACCTATACCGAAGACAATAAGATTTACTACTGCCTTATGGCTATGGAAGATGATTACAAGCTAGTAAACAGGACACTTAAATCATTTCCGTTTGTTATCAGCCGGTATATGAAAGCCTCGAACGAGCGCTATGGGCGCGGTCCAATTTTGTATTGTTTGCCTGATATCAAGACCTTAAACAAGGTTGTTGAACTAACACTTAAAAATGCCAGCATCTCTATCGGCGGCGTATTTACGGCTGTAGATGATGGCGTCCTCAATCCCCAGACCATCAGCATCGTACCGGGTGCTGTAATAGGCGTCTCCTCCAACGGCGGTCCAAGGGGTCCTTCGCTTGCCCCTCTCCCTAGGTCTGGGGATGCTAATCTCTCGCAGATTGTAGCTAATGATTTACGGGCAAATATCAAGAAAACCTTGCTCGATGAAGGTCTGACCCCGGATAACATGAGCGCCCGGTCTGCGACTGAAATCAATGCCAGACTGTCTGACCTCGCTCAAAACCTCGGCAGTGCGTTCGGCAGGCTGATAAGTGAAACAATGCACCCTATTGTTCGCCGCACACTAGAGTTGATGGATGAAATGGGAATGATTGAACTGCCTCTAAAGGTCAATGGCCTTGAGGTAAAGGTTACCCCGGTCAGCCCTCTGGCTATGGCAAACAACATGGAGAAAGTCTCAGAGATTATGCAGTTTATGCAAGTCTCGCAGGCATTAGGTCCACAAGCGCAGACTTTATTGCGGATGGATGCAGTCGGTGATTATCTGGCTGACCAGCTTGGCATACCGGCTGAGCTGAGAACCACACCGCAAGAGCGGCAGCAGATACAGCAAGAATTACTACAGGCCGCGCAGGCACAGTTGCAGGCGCAGGGCATGGCACAACCTGAACAGGCTATTGAGCAATGAGCCAAGCAGATAAAATACGCAGCATAAACGACCCCGGCTGGGACGGTGTAGACGCAGACAGCGAACCTATCCGTCTGAAAAACATGGACCTACAGCGGGACATGGATATCCAGTTTCACCGTTGTTTTACTTCAGAGGCCGGGAAGAAAGTCTTAGAGCATCTGCGCTCAATAACCATTGAACAACCGGCATGGGTGCCGGGAGCTGATGCTTCTTTTGGTTACGCACGGGAAGGTCAGAATAGCTTAGTGCGTGAAATAGAGCAAAGGCTGAGGAGGACAAATGAGCCAAGATGACGATAACCAGCAAACACAGGAACAACCGGCTGAAGCACCGGCTCCTGATGGATTGATGGCCGGAGCAGCGCTCGCTGAGGATAAGGCAAGTGATGAAGAAGAGAGTATCTCGCATCTCGCCGAGGACGCCGAGCAGGCTGAGGTCGAGGATGAGGACATTACCTACGAACGCCCGGACTGGTTCCCGGAGAAGTTCTGGGATGAGAAGGAAGGCCCGGACCTAGAGAACATCGTTAAATCATACGATGAATTGCAAAAACAGTTCAGCCAAGGCAAACATAAAGCGCCCGATGAGTATGACACCTCTGTTCTATCTGAAGCAGGGCATGACATGGAAGACCCTATGGTCAACGCTTATGTGTCTTGGGCGCAGAAGTATGGCGTCAATCAGGCAGCGTTTGATGAACTGGCCGGTCAGATAACAACTCTGGCCTCAGAAACTGGTGCGGCTATGGAGGCCAACTACGAACAAGAGCGTCAGGCACTAGGTCAAAATGCTGACCAGATTATCAAGTCAAACATCAACTGGGCTGATGGCTTGGAGCGAAAAGGTGTTATATCTGCTGAAGAACGCGAAGAGCTCAACGTCTGGGGCGGCACAGCTACTGGTCAAAGGCTTATGCAGAAAGTGCGGTCTATGACCGGGGATATGTCGCAGATACCAATAGCTGACGTAGCAGAGGCCGGAATGAGCGAAGATGACTTCAAAGCATCTATGCAGGCCAAAATGGCCGACCCTAAGTATGGCTCAGATATGAATTACACAAGACAGGTTGAAGCAGAGTTTACGAGGCGTTACGGCTAACCTCTCCCAACTGCGGGGCTTCGGCCCCTTTTTTATACAAAAACCAGATGATGTGTTTGCTGTCTTTACAAGCTACAGCTTGTAGTGTATGTCTGAAAGTGACTGATAACCCGACTGGGCCGGTCTGGCGTGGAGAAATCCAACGGGCGCTGACGTTCAGCGAAGCCAGAGGCCGGGGCTCTCCCCGATAACCTACAAGGCGAAAGTTTTGTTTTGGTTCAATTGAGGAGTGAAAAATGTCAACGAACCTTTCACCCGCATTCGTCCAGCTATTTGAAGCAGAAGTTCACCAAGCCTATCAGGGTGCGGCTGTTCTTCGCGGAGCTGCTCGGACGCGGACTGGTGTTGTAGGGGACACCGTAAAATTCCCTAAAGTGGGCAAAGGCACAGCCTCTGTTCGCACTCCCTCCACGGATGTCGTTCCTATTAACGGCGAATTTTCGCAAATTTCCGTTTCGTTAACAGATTTTGTGGCGGCAGAATACAGTGACGTGTTTAACCAAGCTAAGGTTAACTTTGATGAGCGTCAGGAACTTGCACAGTTGGTTGGAAATGCCATTGGTAGACGCGAGGACCAGATTATCATTGACGCACTGAATGCGGCATCAGCCGGTTCAACTGTGGCAAAAACAGTGGTAACAACGGGCTCGGCGGGAGCATCAAACCTGAATGTCGGTAAGATTATCGCCGCCAAGAAAGCCTTGGATGCGAAAAACGTACCAGCAACAGACCGTCACTTTGTAATCCATGCCAACAACTTGGCTGGCTTGCTCGGTGATGAACGTGCGATTTCGAGCGATTTCCAGACACTGCAAGCTCTGGTCGGTGGTCAAATCAATCAAATGATGGGCTTTACCTTCCATATTGTTGGTGACAGAGACGAAGGTGGTTTGCCACTGGCAACTGCTGACCGTACTTGCTTTGCGTTCCACCGCTCAGCAATCGGGGTCGCTGTGGGTATCGCACCGAAAACCGAAATCAACTACATCCCAGAAAAAACATCATTCTTAATCACAGCCATGCTCTCTATGGGTGCGGGTGCGATAGATGTTGACGGGATTGTTGACGTAATCTGCGAAGAATAGGAGGGCTGACAAATGGCATTTGCAAGAGCGGGTTGGAACCCAATCGGTGGTCAGTCTAAGAAAGGCACAGCTCCACAGTTATTTACCTACACAACCACCGATGCTGTAGGAACTGTGGATGGCGCTGGATACTTCAACAGCGTGTCTGATGATGTTTCTGTCGGTGATGTTATCATTTCGGTGACATCTACCGGCGGTACATTGGCATCGTCAATACACACTGTCGTTTCCAACGCATCAGGCGTGGTGGACGTTTCAGACGGCACCACCATCAGCCAGACTGATAGCGACTAATCGAGCGGGGCGGCAGCTTGCCGCCCCCTCATCCTTTGGAGGTGTAGATGGCCGCTGGCGATAGCGATGTAAGTATTTGTAACAAGGCCCTGCTCTTACTTGGCGCAGAGGCCATTTCTTCTTTCAGCGATGGAACGCCCGGTGCTCAAGCCTGCAACACGATTTACACCGAAGTAAAGTTTTCGACAATGGGAATGTATCCGTGGTCCTTTACTATCGCAAAAACACAACTAGCACGGGATACGGTCACACCTCAGAATGAGTGGACATATCAGTATCTGCTTCCCAATGACATGCTGCTCGGCGTTCCGAGGGCAGTACGCACCACCTCGGCGGCTGGCGGTCAGCTCTTCAAGCAATGGGAGATAGCGCAGTCCTCATCAGGCGGCGCAGTGCTTATGACAGATGCTGAAGAAATACACATAGATTATCAGAAAGCAGTCAGCGAAGGCGGGATGCCGACATATTTTGTCCAGCTCCTAGCCTATCAGATGGCGTGGCATCTAGCCGAGGTCATCACAGACCAGACACAAAAATCTGAATACTGGCGTTCAGTAGCACTTGGCACTCCGGGCGAAGGTCTGCGAGGCGGATATTTCAGACAAGCTGCCAACATAGACGCAGGCGGTCAGACACCGTCTGTTGTAGGTGATTATCTGCTAACGGATGTAAGATGAGCCGGATACAGCAATATCAATCGAGCTTTACTGTTGGTGAGCTAGACCCCCTGCTTCGGGGCCGGATAGACTTGCAGCAGTATTATAGCTCTGTCGATGTAGCAAACAATGTGCTGTTTGAGCCTCAGGGTGGTTTCAGTCGTAGGCCGGGGCTGAAGTTTCTCCTAGATATCACCAACGACAATCCCAGCAACGGTTCAGCCATGATACCGTTTGAGTTTAGCACTACGCAAAACTTCATGATTGTTGCATCAGCAGTAAACAACCAGACGACCATCAGGTTCAGATTTTTTGCGGCTGGCGCTTTGCTGACCAACATAAATGGCAGTGGCAATGATTATCTGGACTACACAGTAGGTACTTTGTATGAGGTCAGCACCTATGACCTGAATAAATTATATTTCACACAGAGCGCTGATACACTGATTTTAACCCATGAGAACTTTGCGCCGTTCAAGATTGTACGAGGAGCAACCAATACAACGTGGTCTGCATCAGCCCTCAGCCTTACTATCCCAAAGGTTGCCGATACAATCAGCACCAGCAATCCTAGCGGCACGATTACCCCGGACGCGGTAGATGGCACGGTAACTATAACCGCTAGTGCCAGTGTCTTTTCTTCTGGCAATGTTGATCAGTTCATAAATGTAACCAACGGCTTTGGCCGCGCTCGGATTGTAAAGTTCAACAGTGCAACTGAGGTAGAGGTTATTGTTGAGATACCGTTTTTCGAAGCCAGCGCTGCGATACCAAACGGCGATTGGGAGCTAGAGACAGGTTACGTAGATGCTTGGTCAAACACTCGGGGCTGGCCCCGGACCTGTACATTCCATGAAAGCCGATTGTATTTTGGCGGCAGTGCATCAGACCCGAACACACTGTTCGGCTCCAAGGTCAACGACTTCTTCAACTTCAAAGCTGCTGAAGCCTTAGACGATGATGCGATACTGGTCACACTAAGCACTGACAGCGCCAACGCAATCAATGGTATCAGGTCAGGCAGAGACTTGCAGATATTTACATCCGGGGCAGAGTTCTTTGTACCGCAAGCAGACCTAGACCCTATCACACCATCAAACATCACAATCAAGTCAGCCACTCGCCGAGGAAGCAAAGTAGGACTGCGGCCACAGTCTGCGGAGGGTGGCACCCTATTCATACAGCGGCAGGGCAAGGCTCTGCGTGAAATGCTGTTTTCAGACGTAGAGTTGTCCTATGTAGCCAACAACGTGAGCTTATTATCCTCCCACATGATTGTTGACCCGAAAAGGATGGCTCTACGTGCTGCTACCGATACAACAGAAGGTGACTTGTTGCTGATAGTCAATGGCACAAACACAACCGGCCCTAGGGCATCTAGCACCGGGTTTGACGGAACTATCACTGCCTTTATGCTAAACCGGCCTCAACAGATTGTAGCTCCCTCGAGCTTCACAACAGATGGTGACTTCTTTGATGTAGGCGTTGATTTAGATGATATCTATGTCATCACCAAAAGAACTGTTAGCAGTGCTACAAAATACTATGTTGAGCTGTTCGATGAAGACCGCACAACAGATGCAGCTATCCAATATTACAACAGTCCGTCATCTCCTGACCAAGCCCTGCCCGGTTCAGCAACAGCCGGTAGCCTGTCACACCTCGAAGGTAAAACAGTCAAAGTCATCAGAGACGACATCGTAGACACAGACCAGACTGTCAGCTCCGGGCAAGTAACGCTCGGCGGCACACCGACAAGCTATGCAGAGGTTGGTCTGGATTACACCGTCACCGTTAAGACACAGCCGTTTGAGCCCAGACTGTCCAGTGGTGCTGTTCAGAGCCAACGGCGCAGAATATTAGAGGTGAGCCCTGTTTTATTCAGAAGTCAGAATATCACCATCAACGGGCGAGAGGTTCCGCTACAAAGTCTGCCTTTGAGTGGTGCTGGCGGTGTCACGACTTTTTCAGGGGTAAAGAAAACCCAAGGCTTTCTCGGCTATGACCGTGATGCACAGATAACAATCAGCCAGAGCAAGCCCCTGTTTTTTACAGTTTTGTCTTTAGATTATAAAGTGAGTGTTGGTCAATGAGTGGTGTAGAGATAGCCTTAGTAGCGGCCTTTGCTGGTCTGAAAGCAAAAGCAACACTAGATGCCGGTAAAGCACAAGCCAATATGTACGGCGCACAAGCGCGGCAGACCGAACTGCAAGGCAGAGTGCAGGCAATAGAGTATCAAACGGAAGCAAACAATGCGCTCAGCAATCTTGAGAAAGTCCTAGCCGCAAACAACGCTCGAGCATCTGCTGGTAATATGGACCCCCTTGCAAGCGGTTCATCTCAGGACTTGATAGCAAGGTTAAACATGCGTGAAGGTGTCAATCAGTTCACGATTGCCCGTGATAACGCAACTATGGCGAAACAGATGGCAGCATACCAAGCTGGTCAGTATCGCACTGCTGCATCGAACGCTAAGAAGATGGCACAGACCCAAGCCCTTATAGGGATAGGTGAGACGGCTATGAGCGGTATGCAAATATTCGGTACACCAGATTTTATGAAGACAACGTGACATGGCTGAACAAGTAAGATTAAAACGAGGTGGACTAGCCCTTAGGGTGCCGCAAGTAGAGTTTGCCGCCAGTAAGGTTGAGGCACAAGGCTTTGCTAATTTAGCTCGGTCGCTTGATAGCATGACCAACTACTTTTTGCGTGAGGCTGAACAGAAGGCTCAGATAGAAGGCGCTGAGTACGGCGCGCTAAATGCACCAACCAAAAAGCAGATTGATGATGCTTATCTGCGCGGCGAGGAGATAGAAATCCCCGGTGACCAGAACTCTGTTTTCGGCAGAGCGGCCAGAAAGGCTGCGCTCAGCATAGCCAGTGATGAAGTTTCAGCACTAGCAAGCAAAGAACTTGCAAACGTAGAAGGCATTTTTAATCAGGTGCTAGATAGCCCCTCGATGCCTCAGGAGGAAAAGCAACGACTAGCAGAGCAGCTTGGCATTACAGACTTTTCGCCTCAGTCTCTGGTGACTGTCATGGATACCGTCATAGCCGGGTATGGCAAAACATTAGACGATACTTCCCCTGCCCTTGCCAGAAGGTTTAGAGCTGAGCAAAGCATTACTGCAAATGGCAAATGGACAAAGTATCTGGATGCTTATGTCAAACAGGAAAACCAAAAGCTAGAGAGCAGCTTCAGAGTAAATCATGCCCAAAACTATAGCGAAAGCAAAATTAGCTCTGCGCTTGAACTGCCCAACGGCCTAGAAATTATAAAAAAGAACCGCGAGGATGAAATCAAAAAAGCCAGTTCGTTCTTGGTTGGCGCAGAGATGAATACGTTTCTTGATGGTATGGTTGCGACAAATGAGGCTGCTGCTTTACAAGTCCTTACTGACAAAACCTTTGCCGGTCCCGGCCCTGTCAAAATCATCAAAAAGGTACAGCAAAATCAACTTGCTGACCTAGATGTGGGCATACAGAACTCAGTCAAACTGCTTAAAGCTGGTGGGATGTCCAACAGTGACATAGCCCAAGAGCTTCGCAAACGGCGCACTGAACAGCTTACCTTCCTTGAGAATGAGCAAAAGGGGATGAATGACAATGCTGAAGATGACGAAGCGCGAATAACAGCCTCGGTCATGGAGCATATGGCAAGTGGGAACAAAGAAGCGTTTGATAATTCTATAGGTATTCTCAAAATAACTGACCCGGTCAAAGCTCAAGAATTTCAAAATGAGTTTGATAAAGCTGGACGCAAACGCACTCAGTCTGACCCGGATGTAGTAACAGCCCTCACCAAGCTAGGCTCAAATATTACCTTCAGTGATGTTGCAACCAACATTGAAAATCTTAGCAATGCTGACCTAGATAAATTCAGAAAAGATGCGGCAACTTTTGAAAGTCAAGAGATGAAAACTGCACTGGCCGTTGTCAAAGGTGACTTTTTAGACCTACCGGAAGAATACTCAGAGCTTGTTAAAGACAAACCTGAAATTTTTGCAAAATCTCAACTCTTAAATAAAATTACCGGCAGGCTCAAAGCAAGGTACGATGAGGCACAAGATAAAGGTCTAGCCTTTAACGGGCAAGAGATTGCTAATGAATTACTGGAACAACTGGGCGGTGACTTTGACGAGGCCATAAAAAAAATGACTATACGCAGCGGCGAAGACGTAGTTCGAGCTTTGAATCGGTTTTTAGAGGATGGCCAAAAGATTGAAATCGATGATTTCGACAGCGCAGTAAATATTTTGAGAAGATTTAAAGAAAACAAAAAAGAACGCCCAGCAGGTTTAAGAAGCATGAAAGACCCGGATTTTTTTAAGAAGATTGACAGCCTGCAAAAAGCAAAAGAGGCGGCTAATACAAGATGAACATTTTAGACCATTACAAACAGTCGCATGACCTAAGAGCCTCAGAAGATTATGAGGTATTTATCAACGACCAAGGCGCGGGGCTCGGTACGCCTGCACCAGTAGAAGGTCGGTTCTTCTATCCCGAAGGTGATGCGCCTCGACCACAATACGAGGGCGATATGCTAGAGCGCACTGGTCAGGCGTTAGAGGATGTAGGTCAAACTGCTAAGTCTATGGCTGTCGGAGCTGGTGCTGGCATGGCCGGGTTACCCGGTGATGTTGTTGCCCTTACCGGCGGCTTGGCTAGATTGCTGTTTCCCGGCGATGAGGGGCGCATACAGGGCGCAACTGACACCATCACTAAGATATCCGAGGCAATCGGCTCCGAGCGCTTTCTGGGGCTGTATAGGGACTTGGTCAATGAAAGTGATATGAGTGCCGAAGATAAGCAAATGGCCCTCGATGCAGCAGAAACAGGCTCATTCTTTTCTTTACCGGGGGCAGTGCCAGTTGCACAAGCAGCAAAGCGAGGTGCTAAAGCGTTTGCCGCCGGAGCCCCTGCCCGTGTTGCTGAACGACAGTCCGGCACTACACTGGCATCGGGCGTAGACCCTACGGCCATGATTGATGATATAATTACGGCTCAGGCGCGATACTTTGAGACAGGCAAGTTTGAGCCACCAACCGCTGAAAACCCTGTATCTGTAGTAAAACCAACTGAACAAGAACCCGGCATCATAGCCTTTCACGGTTCTGGCGCAGACTTTGATGAGTTTCGCCTAGAGATGATTGGCACGGGCGAAGGCGCACAGGCATACGGCCATGGGCTGTATTTTACTGACAGCGAGGACATAGCTGGATTTTACAAAAACATGATGACCAGAAGCGTGGACATAGATGGCAAGCCATACATTCGCGGCAATAACATTAACGATGAGTTAGTTGACCCAGACATTGCAGACGATTTAGGGGCAACAAATGGTGATTTAGAAGCTGCAATTAAAAGCTCAGAAGAATTTTTGCAAGAGATGGTTCAGGCTGACAACGTGCAAGCAATTAGGTCAACCAGTAAAGAATTAGAAAAACTTAAACAACTGCGTGGCAGAATTACCGTTAACGACAAAGGCGGCAAAACATACAAAGTCGGCCTTGCTCCCAAGCCTGACGAATTGCTGGATTATGATACACCGTTGAATCAACAGCCTAGAGTAGTGCAAAAACAAATCGAAAATCTTGTTGGTGATTTATTAGCGGGTGGGCCAGAGCATTATGACCGATTCGATTACAAGGCACTGGCAGCCATAAGAGGGGAAAGCCCGACAGAAGGTTACTCACCTACTGGTGATGACATACTCACTGACTTGCAAAGGTTTTTAGAAACAGCACCCAATCAAACTCTCCGCGCAACTATGGACGCATCTCAGCTTTTAAATGACTTTGGCATCCCCGGCCTTAAATACCGTGCCGCTGGCTCCAGAGGTGCAGCTACGGCTGATGAAGCGGCAGAGCGCAACTATGTCATCTTTGACGATAAAGCGGTCAAGATACTAGAGAAATACGGCATTGTCGGGCCTGTGGCTGTTACAGCCGGTGCGGCCTCGCAAACAGACACGGAGGCAAATGATGGCAAAACTACTTAAAGAAGCTATCACCTCTCTGGGCAAAGCTGTCGAAAATGCAGAGCGCCGGTCCTTTGGCAGCATGGTGCCAGACGATGAAGTCACAAAAATGCAGTCAGGTGACATCGTTATCAAGGCTATGCCTGATGATGACCTCAAGGCTTTGAACCAAGCGCTAGACCAAAGCGGCTTCCAACAAGGACTGAACCTCGGAAGAATTGGTGAAATATTTGATGGCATGGACAAAGGCGAGTTCAATATGGAAGTCGTCCTTACCAACATCAAGAACAACAATAAAGAGCTGTTCAACCAGATGCGCCGTGAAACAAAGTCAATGGACGCACTTATGGCTATGGCTCAAGCTACGGGGTACGATGCAATCATTCACAAGTTTCTCGGTCGTAAACCGGGACAAGTGCAACCTCCCGAAGAGGTCTTGGCTGGTTTGGCGGCTGTCATCAAAATGGGTCGTGAATTGCGTGATAATGCTAGAAAAGCCCTTGATATGGATGAGCCAGCCAAAGAGGAGGCATTTAAGAAACTACGGCTCATGGCTACGGTGCAGAGCAACCTTGCCGCTCAAGTCGCTGGTAACGTCTCAGAATATGGTCGAGGCCTGTCAGTAGTCAGCAATATATCAAAGCTAGAAGGCATCAATCTTACAAGCTACGCAAACCAACTAGATGAGTTTGTGCAGGGCATGGATGATGGTTTGATTGATTATCACCTCAATACGTTCCTCACTTTGCAGAAACCATCTGAAAAAGCAAAGTATGCGGAGAGTGGCTGGGCATCTAAGACCTATGACCTCGCTATGGAGCAATACATAAACGCCCTGCTTTCAAGCCCGGTAACTCACATGGTCAACATTGCAGGCAACGCCTCTTTTCAAATGCTGTCATTGGCTGAGCGTGGACTATCTGGTGTCATTGGCACAGTCAGGACATTAGGCGGCAGACGCGGTGACGTAGGTGACCAGCGCTATATTGGAGAGGCTGCGGCTGAAGCACATGGACTTATGATGGCTCAAAAAGATGCGTTTCTGCTTATGGGCAAAACAATGGTCACTGGTGAAAGCTCAGACTTCGTCACTAAGATAGACTTGCGGACCAGACGAGCTCTCGGCGGCACCGACAATCTGCAAGACGTAGCTAGTGCAATCAATCAAGGTGATTTCTTTAAATCGTTTGTTGACCTTATGGGCATCTCATCTCGTCTGCCCGGACGTATGCTGGCAACTGAAGATGAATATTTTAAGGTAATTACTCAGCGCCGTGTCCTTTATCGTGAGGCTTACAGAGGTATGCAGTCTGTGTTTCAGCAAGCAAGACGCTCTGGGGTGTCTCGTGATGAGGCCAAACAACTAGCCGAGGCAGAATACGTGAAAATCATGACTAGCCCCAGCCAAGATGTAAAAGACTTGATGACCACTGAAGCTAGAAAGATGACGTTCCAAGGCAAGCCTGACGGTTTTTTTGGAAATGTTGGCCCTCTTATTAACTCAATACCGGGCATCAAAACAGTGATCCCGTTCTATAACACACCGACCAATGTGATTAATGAGGCGTTCGATAGAACATTGAACTGGTCACCAGTCTATAAAGCAATTAAAGGCGATATATCTGGCAAGGAGCTGGATGATGCTTTGGCAAAGTTAGCTATAGGCAATGGCACTGCTGCCTTTTTGTTTAGCTTGGCAAACGGAGACTATGGTGATGATGTCATTGTAACTGGTAGGCTTGGAAAAGAATTCGCGACTAAGAACATAGTATCCGGGTCTGCAAATGTGCCGCCCTACTCTATTGGTTTTAAAATGGAGGATGGCAGCTATCGCTTCCACTCATTTAGTAGGTTTGACCCAATTTCTGCCATGTTGGCGATTGGTGCGGATATGGCTGAGTATGCCAAATACACTGATGACCCAGATGATTTAGTTACTCTGGCAAAAATCTATACCTTGTCTATAGCAGAGTACGCGACAAACCTACCGTTTCTTCAAGGTGTTGCTGAAATACGTAATGCTATCGGTAGCTCATTTCAAACGAGAGAAGATACCATTGACACTTTCTTTAAATTTGTTGGAAAAACTGCTGGCAGTGTCGGCACAAATGTCCTTGGCAATCTGGACCGCTCTGTCTTCGGTTTAGCAAGCTACGGTCAGAACTACATCACTAATGGTCAATATCCTCTAGTTTCGACTAACAGTTTTCAAGCTACTATGGAGAGGCTCAACGACCCATTTGCATCGAGCACAAAGCTCCCTGCTGGTGTAGACCCTATCACAGGAGACTTGTATACCGAGCTGCCGCCGTTCATGCAGGGGTTCTATCAATCATTACAAAAGGCAAAAGCGCGAAATCCATATTTTACCAAGGACTTGCCTGACAAACTTGATTTCTGGGGCAGGTCTAAAACTCAGGGTGAAGGCAGGCGCGATGAGATGTTTAACCCTATGCGGATACAGACAGGCGAATATAATGAGCTAGACCAAGAGCTTATAAGACTTAGTGAAACCGGCATAGGCGTTTTTGATTTTCACCGAGACAGAATTGACGGGCTAAAACTCAATAACGAGCAGTATAATAATTTTGTACGCCTTATCAATGAGGTAGATGATGAAGGCAAAGTGTTAGGCGAACTTGGTTTTGACCCTGAAGAAACTCTGTTGAATGCGTTAAAATATCAGGTCACAGATACAGAAGCAGACTATTACAATTTGCCTACAGATGAGGACAGGTTCAAAGAGTTGAAGGGCATATTGTCGGATAGACGAGCTAAAGCTCGGCAACGTCTGCTAAAGGTTGATGCTGAACTTGGGGCTCGGCACTTTATGATGCAAGACTAACGGTGACAAAACAGTGATTATGATGTACAAATACCAAAAGAGAGGAATAGAAAATGGCTACCTTCTCAGTCAATGACCAGACACGCAGAGTTGTTGCTAGTGGCGCGGCTGAAGTCAGTTTTAGTTTTCAGGTCAACGCGACATCTGATGTAAAGGTGTTTGTAGACGGAACGCAGAAAACAGAAAGCACTCACTATAATATCAAGACAAGTGCAGATGCGGCTGGCCTCAATACTGATGGCACCGGCAAAGTTGTCTTTACCACTGGCAATGTCCCGGCAGGCACAACCACTGTTACCATTCTATCGGACGTACCAGCAGCTCGGACAAGCGTATACACAGCAGGCGGCAATATAACAGCCACTAGCTTAGAAGCAGACTTCGATACTATGACCATGCTTATTGGTGATAGAGAGGAACGAGACAGTCGAGCTTTGTTAGCCCCGGTCGATGACCCTACAACCATAGACATGGAGCTACCCGACAAGGATACGCGAGCTGGTAAAGTGCTAGGTTTCAACAGCTCTACTGGCAATCCTGAAGCAACCCAGCAAGTAACTGGCGCGGCGGTCAATGTCTCTAGTTTGAGCACTGGCTCATCTCCTACCGCATCTGTATCAGTTAGCAGTGGCACGGCTACTTTTGCTCTGGGCATCCCCACGGGCGCAACAGGGGCAACTGGGTCTACGGGAGCAACGGGCTCTACAGGGGCTACAGGAGCGCAAGGCCCATCAGGTACACTGTCAGTAGGCAGTATAAGTGCAAGTGGCCTTAGTGCTGGTGCAACGCCTACTGTTGCAATATCCAACAGCGGTTCATCGTCAGCAGCTACACTTGATTTTACTTTTGGAATACCGGCAGGCGCTACAGGTGCAACCGGGTCAACCGGCGCTACAGGTTCGACAGGAGCTACAGGAGCTACCGGCGCACAAGGTCCACAAGGCCCACAAGGTCCGGCAGGCTCTGGCTCTGGTGACTTACTGGCCTCAAACAACCTCAGTGACGTTGCTAATGCTGGCACCTCTCGGACAAACCTCGGCCTCGGAACTATAGCAACTCAAGCCGCTAACTCGGTCAACATAGATGGCGGTGCTATTGACGGCGTAACGATTGGCACAAACAGCGTTGTGACTGACCTCCGGGTTGATAACCTCAAGCTCGATGGTAACGCT